CAGTAACTTCTAAAACTACAAGTATAATAATTGAAGGTAGATCTTCAGGAGCTAGATTAACGTTACCAATAGTAGTTAACGCAAAATAAAAATAAAATAAAATGTATACAAGATTTTTTGAAGGAGATATAGTAACTCAAGAAAAACAAGGATTAGTAACCTCAACATGGACTAATAATGTTAATAATTTAACAGTAGCTTTTACCGCTTCAGCAGATAATACAGATAATGGAACTTCTTTTGCTTCACCTACAAGTTCAGGACAGTTTTTTATTGATGTATATAATGCTAACCCAGCTTCGGATACAACAGCTGAAGTACAATACTCTGTTGCTTATGGTAATAGGTTAGGTTCAGGTTCTCCTGCTTTTACTGACGATACAGGTTCGATTGGTATAGGAGCTTCTAAAGTAGTATATAATCAATATCGTCAATTAGTATTTAATGATGAAACACAAAATTTTACTTTTGGTTCTCATACCCCAAACCATATTTATGTAATTAATATTAATAGAGCTAGATATAAACAAAGATTAACTTTAGGTTCTCTAAGTTTAACAATTTCAGGGGGATATGTAGGGGCGGATGCTATAGCTACAGTTCAATTAACGGATGATAGTGTAACTAATGGTTCTTCAGGAAATTCTAATTTGGGACCTTATTATAATATAGTTTCAGGATCTTTAGGTGTACTATCAGGATCAACGATTAATCAAACTACAAGCGGATCTTATGGTTTATTTTATCCAGAAGCAGGATTAATTTTATTAAACCCAGATCAATTTACAAAAGGAGGATTACAACCAGTAACAGGTTCTTCTCAAGGAACCAATACAGATCGTAACCATGTAAAACTTTTAGATCATATTTCAGGAGCTAATCAGTTTATAGTCGATACTACAGAAGAAATTAATTCACAATTTTATTTTGTAAGAGCAAGAAATAATGAATATAATTATACTAATAACCAATCATTTGTAGATAATAATAATAACCTTTTACATGATAGTATGATTAATAACCCAAAAACATTTATAACTACTGTAGGTTTATATAGTGATTCTAATGAATTATTAGGTGTAGCTAAACTAAGTCAACCAGTTGCTAAAGATTTTACAAAAGAGGCGCTCATTAGAGTAAAATTAGATTACTAAAATGTTCCCTAAATGGCATACGTCTATAAACAATTTACAGCTCAAGATAAGGCATTAGTCCCTTTTAATGCCCATAAACAGTATAGTTTTACCTCTGCATCTGCTGCAACTAATAAAGTATCCTATTTTAACGCCAATCATACATCAGAATCAATATCTTCTTATAGTTCTGCCAGTTCAGATTATGGTAGTGATACTATAGAAAATATAAAATATAACCAAATAGATCATTTATTTTACAGAGATTATAAAAGAAACTTAGGTTATAAAAAAGATTTTAAAGACTATTCAAAACAAAAAAGAGATTTATACCAAAAAGTTAATATTCTTTCTATCCCCACAGGATTATATGGGTATGAGGTTAAACCTACTTCTTTTTATCTTAGCTCAAGTCTTTATCAAATCACAGATGATTCCTATGGTAATTTAATTATTAGTGGTACTGATGTTAGTAATTATCCCACAGATATTGAAGAAAATGTTTTTAAATTAGACCCAGTTCAAGGATTTAAAAAATATGACTTAAGTGTATATGAAGATTATGCTTTAAAATCATCTGCATTAGTAAGAGATGGTGATAGTATAGGAGATTTTCAAATTAACTTATCTCAAGATATCCCTTTTGAAGTAGTAACTAAACAATTTTGGAAACAAGGTAGACATAATCCAACTTTTAGTTCTTCATACTCTACTGCTAAAACTTTTTTAACTGAAGATAATAATCCTAAATCTTTTGATTTAGATGATAGTTATTTTTTAAATAAATTAAATTATAATAAAGTAACTTTTAATCCTTCTAGTTTAGGATCTGTAAGACATAAATTCCCCCAAATAAATTTAAATAGTAAAATAGGATCCTATATAGAATGTAAACACAACGAGCGTTTTAATTTTAATAAAACAGATGATTTTTCTATTTCATTCTTTATAACCCCAGCTACTGCTTCAACAGAAAAAAGATATATAATAGCCAAAAGTGGAACTAAAACAATAGTAAATAGTGGATCCCATTCTCAAGATGTAGATGCTGAACCTCAATTTCCATACGAAATTTATATGGTAAGTCAGTCTTTATATTTTGACAGGTCAGATGGTGATACTACATACTCTATAAATGCATTTGTTACAGCTAGTAATACTTCTTTAAGAACTTCTCATGTTTTATGTCAAAATTCAGCTTCTGTAATGCAAATATGGTTTGATGGTAGTTTAATAACATCCACTAGTACTACTTTTGAAAAACAAACCAGAAATACAGCTAATTTATATATAGGAGCAAAAGGACCCCACGGTAATATAGACGCATCTACAGCAACCCCAGCTCAAGGAAAAGGAAAATATTTATCAGGAAGTTTAAGTAATATAAATATATGGTCAAAAGCATATAATAGTACCCAAGTTACTAATATATCAGAAAGCATCAATGCTTCTCCTTATATAGGTAATTTATTTTATAGAAATGGATTCGCTACTATTACACATCCAAAATATGATACAGTTTTATCAAGTTCTACGGGAGATGGAATAATTAATTCTTTACAATTTCAAGGATCCCATTTAATATATGAACATGAATACCAATGTACAGTTCAAGAACATGAATTTAATGCTACTACTAATTTATCAGCTAGAACATTTAATTCTTCAGTAAGTCATGAATTAGCTGATTTTACAACTAGTTCATATTTTTCACCTTTTGTTACAACAATTGGCTTATATAATGAAAATAATGAATTATTAGTTGTGGGAAAATTGGGGCAACCAATACGTATGTCCGAAGACACAGATACTACTTTTATAGTAAGATACGACACATAAATAAGAATAAACAATATGGCAACTCAAACAGGAACAACTTTAAAAACTTACTTCAATACAGGTGATAAACCTACAGAAGCACAATTTGCTGACTTAATTGATAGTAATTTAAATTTAACAGATGGAGGTACATCAACAGGTACTGTAAATCTTCAATCAGACATCCCTTTAGTTTTTACATCAGGTTCAACTACAGATGATTTTTATGCTATTGCTCCTCCTATGATTAGAGGATTAATTCCAGGATTAAAAGTTTGGGATTTATTTAGCGATTCATTAGGTACAGAACTCCCTACAGATGATTCTACAACAACCTCACCTTGGTTATTTGATAATGCTGATAGTGCTGTTGTAGCAAAAGTAAATAATGATGTTGATTTTGATGAAGGAGCAATTTCATTAACAACAGGAAATGGTGTAGGCAACCAAACAGCTATTTTTACTAAAGCTACCCCTTTTAAATGTATTGCTGGGACTAAATGGTGGGCTGAAGCAGAATTTAAAACAGCAGCTAATAATACAACAGAATTATTCTTTGGTGTTATTGAAGAAGCAGCTACTACAAATGATTTTCATTTATCCGCAGCTGGAGATGGTGCCGATAGAATAGGATTTGTTAAAAAAGCACACGATAATGATGCTATTGAATATGCCGTTAATAAAGGTAGTGCTGGTACTATTGCAACAGCATTTAGCCCAGCAATAGCTCTAGATACAGATAATGACATTTTACATTTAGGTATCTATTGGGATGGTACTAATGTTAAATTTTACTCAGGAGCAGTAAGAGCTACAGGCGCAGCAAGAGGACCTATTACATTAAAAGCAAATATATCATCTAATATACCAGATGATTCTAATTTAGGTTTAGTTTTATTTGCCCAAACTGGAGGAAGTGCAACAAAAACAATTACTATAAATAAATTAAGAGGAGCTATTTGGTCATAAAAATAGTTTAATATAATATTAAAAGACCTTGGATTTCTGAGGTCTTTTTTTTACATTAAAGGTTATGTGGTATTTCTTAGACAAACAAATAGACGAAATTTCTGACCTTCCTGAAGGAGCATTTGGGTTTATTTATCAAACAACTCATATTCCAACCGGAAAAAAATACATTGGTAAAAAATCACTAATGTACAATCGTAAGAAAAAACTTACTAAAAAAGAACTTTTAGAATACGCTGGTAAAAAAGGAAGAACCCCAACACACATCAGAGTACAAAAAGAAAGCGATTGGAAAACCTACTATGGTTCACATTCATTTATTAAAGAATCAAATAAAGAAGACTTAGAAAGAAAAATACTACAATTGGCTTTTAATAAAAAAGAACTTACATACTTAGAATGCAAGTGGCAGTTTGTATTAGAGGTATTAGAAACAAGTAAATATCTTAATGATAATATATTAGGTAAGTTTTTTGATAAAGATTTTAGATGAAGGAAGATCTGTTAAAACA